TCATTTCTGGTGGAGGTGCGTTAGCGTAAGCAACACCTGGCATTAGTGCAGGTTGTATATTAAATACTCTGTAGTCAGGCATACTGCCAAGACCTTGGTCGCCATAAGCTTCTGCTCCAATCGGAACTCTTATATCGTCTTTTCTTTGATCTTTTAAATAGTTGTATAAAAGCAATTGTCCTATAGGTGAGTTAGCAAAGTCTGTAATGCCTCCGCCTACTGTTTGCATGATTCCTTGAGCTCTGCTTTTACCTCCTTTTCTGTCCGCACCAAAAAAACCTAGAATAGTATCAAGCAAACCAGGTTTTTGCGCAGTAGGGGTTAGATCAACTGTTGGATACAAACCAGGATAAAGATCTTGTAAAGTTTCATCATAGGCTGAAGGATCCATGTTACTTATAAAATTATCTGTAAAATTAGCTACTTGTTCTTCAACAGTGCCTGGACCTGTGTATTCTTGAAAAAGATTTATATAATTCCCTGCATCATCAAAAACAGGGTTGTTGTCAATATAAGAATCTATATCTAGAAAATCATTAATGTCAAAAGAACCTATACCATAGTTGCTAGGATCGTAGGAATAGTCTAGATCATAGTCTGTTGAAAGGTTATCTATAAAGTCTCCTGCAGCAGGATTATAGTTGCCAGCTTCATCGAACAGTCCTACGTCTGTATAGTCAGTCGTATCTTCGTCTGTAAAAAGATTGTCTAAAAAACTAAAATCTATCTCTGCCATAACATTACCTATACTATCTTTTTTTCTATTCGTTGTCTTGTTTGTTCGATGCCCCAAAATAAAACGATATGATAGCACTTGCTAAGCCACCAAGGTAGCCTAATACAAGGTTTATCAAAGCTTCTGAGTTCTGCTCTGGGGGCTGGATGGTGACTAAAAATATGTAGCCCATAAAGCCTCCTACAACAAATATTCCTATTATTCTAGCTGTCCAGTCTTTACTAAACTTTCCTCTAGCGTCTTGTACATCTGCTGTTTCCAATGCAAATAGATCTATATCTAGTTTCTTCATCTGCACTTCAAAGTCAGCTTCTACTTTCTTTAACTGTGCCAGTTGTTCAGGACTAGCTGTCTCCATAGCCTTTTGTATTTTCTTTGGCTCAGGATCACACCCTAATACTTCTGAAATCATGTTCGCAGCCATACCGCCCATGGGTCCGCCTAAGGCTGTTCCTATGGTTGGAGCTACTGTTCCTACAAGACTTTTTAATATACCTAGTTTCATTAACACTTCCACCTTCTGCGCGCTTGCCTAATTCTTGAATTAGGATCGTTTCTAGTTTTAGCAGAACTTCTCTTTAATTGACCTAATGATCTTGCGCAATAAGATTTACGTCTTTTAGCCGCTTTGCTACCTTTTTTAACTTTACCTGTTACAGCTGTTTTAAGCTTAGAACCAGGATTGGCTTTTCTGTAAGCACGTACGCCTTTCTTAGTCATACCAGCACCTTTCTTGGTAGGACGGTAGTTACCGCCTTTACCAGTGGTTCTGCGTATTGGTTTAGCTTTTTTTCGTGCCACGTCTTCTTCTCCTAGTTGTCGTTCTCTTTCTAGCTACAGGTTTTTTCTTCTTTACTATAGTACGAACATTAGTGGGCTTTCCTCCTGGATTGCCCGCTGCTCTTTTTCTTTTTACTGCGCTTTTTCTTTGCGCTGCTGTCATGCTTTTAGCTTTAGATCTCGGTACACATTTAGGGTACTTACGTTTACTGCCTTTAGCAGACTTTCTACCACATGCTTGGAACTTACCTTTTTTCTTAGGCGCACCTATGTCCACCCAATCTCCTTTAGGTCCCTTTCCAAACCATGCGGTTAGTCCACCTTTAGGCTTAGCCATTATGCGTACTTACCTCCACGCTTTTTGTACGTACGCACTAACCAGCCATTGGCATACGCAGACGGATAAACCTTAAATTTACGTTTAGCTTCTGCTTTTACTCTTGAATACAAAGCCTTATTAGTAGGTGTAGCCCCACTTTTCTTTTTAGTCTTTCTAGCAGATTTCTTTTTTGCAGTTCTTGTAGCCATTACTTTTTCTTCTTTCTTCTAAGTTTTTTAAAGTCTGCTCCTGTAATCTTGTTACGGGGCTTAGCTACTCCAGCTATCTTTTTTTGTCTTGGTGACAGTTTCTTTGCCATTGTTTTCTCCTATGATAATTTAGTTTTTTTCCTGCGACCGTTTGATACTGCACCGCAACCTTTACTTTGCACCATCGTCTTGCCTGGCATAAACACACCGCCATCTTTCATCTTTGTGGCTGTCTTTGCTGCGTTGGCAAAATCTTGAGAGCTTGGTGCACCTTTGTCACCTTTCTTTCTCATTTTGCGTCCTGACTTTCTTTTCTTATGTATGTTTGCGTACAGACTCATTAAGGTCTCCTTAGCTTTTTCTTATAGTTTGACACATTTTTTACTTTCTTTTTAGTTCTTTTAGCCATTCAACATCTTCTCTTTAAGCCTTACTGCTCGGTCTCCAACTTGAGTAGCCCACTTACTGTCCATCATTTCTGCAGCCGCTGTTTCCCAGTTTTCGTCTTTTGCTGCGGCTAAAAACTTTTTAAACTTACTCAGCCTAGGATAGCCTAAGTTAAAACACATGTTAGCTAATACACGTTGTCTTGTATCGTTTAAGCCACGCCACCATTGCAAATTCTTATCTAGTTCTTTGCATACTATGTCCACGTCTGCATTTAAACAATCTTTAACTCTTTGTTCTGATACAGGGGTTCCCAAAGGCTGTCCCCACTCTTCATCACTTTCTGTAATTAAATGACCTACACCAAAAGTAGCGAATCCAAGATGGTCATTATAAATCTCATGAATAATGCCCTCATCTAACATAAGCTCTTCTAATAACTTAACTCTGTCCATCATATTGTTATTGTTGTTGCTCCACCTGTTGATACTGTAATTTTGCCTAAAGAAGCAACGCCTTCTACTCCGAACTGTTCTCCCTCGTAAAGTGTTATCCATTGCTCACCATTCCATAGTTGTAACTCTTGTGCAGTTAAGTTCCATATAATATCACCCTGTTGAAATTGGTTTTCATTACGCTGTGTTTCATTAACTGAAAGAGTAGAGTCTATATCTACTTTACCTAGACTAAGTTCTAACACCCTAACCAATCTATTAAATGTTTCAGGAGATATTTCGCCTATGGCTATTGGAAGTCTTGTTTCTAAAATTTTAGCCATTATCTTCTACCGTTTACTTTCAAGTCCATACGAGTAGCTCCTACTCTAAAACCAACACCTAATCTTGCTCCTAGACTATTATCATCATCGGACTCTATCCTTAATGCCGCTTGTCTAGCCCTAAGTCTAGTGTCTATTTTTGTAGTTGTTGCTGTGCAAGTGTTTGTTGAGTCTGTCGCTAGACTTTCTCCTGGATAATTTCTTTGTTTCAGTACAAAGTTAATTGTCTGGCCCGAACCTCCGCTCCCTGTAAATTTTACATCGGGTATGATTCTACTGATGGCTTGAAACTGGTCTCCGTTCCCTAGTGCAAAGTCACTGGACTCTATAAATACGTTATCCATCGGAGAACCATCATCGTCATTTCCCGTTTCATGGTTGTATAAGTAGCCTGTATTGCTTGTGGTGTATGTGGCCATCGGAGTGTCAAATATCCCTTCGTCCAACCATGAACTTCTCGTAAGCTGGCCTATTGTCCAAACTTTATCCTCATAATTAAATACGACATACCTATCAATAACACTAGAACTAGAAGAACAGTAGAACCATCCTACTTCATCAAACTCTTTGTTCACAAAACCAAATACTTGAAACGCTTGTCCTTCGTTAAAATCACTAAACACATAGTTTTGAACAGTGCATGGAATATCTGTAACTGCTCCGTTGTAGGTGTAAAAACCTTTCTTATCCATCCAAAAAATACCTTTGGGTGTGTTGATTGCTCCGTTTGGAGATATCAATCCAACACCTTCGTTAACTAAATTTATGCCAAACGTAAACGGCTGGCCAATGAAAGTCATAGAATATAAAGCTGTGTCTGTCCAGATTAAGGTTTCTTGTCTTGCTCTAACCGCTCCTACAATTTGAGATCCCGCAGATAATCTAAAAGATCCTGCTGTATTTGTAGATAAAGGTTCCCAAACAGCTGCGTTTTCTTGGTCGCTCCAAGCCACCAGCATAGGATCTAATGATCCTGAACGTGAGCTACCTGATATTGGATCGGCACCTAAACAAACAACATGTCTATCTATGTCACTTACTAACACTTGTAAAGCTTCGGTTGGAGGTAGATTCGCTCCTGCTAAACTTGTTAAAGGTATTGCTCTAGTCGTCCCCAATGTAGCTGCGCTAGTATCAAAGTAATACACTCCGCCAGCTCGTACATTCATGACTAAATCTTCACCGAAATTATCATGCGACCATAATCTTAATTGATTTGCAGCGGTTATGGCTGTAGCCGATCCCCAAGTGCCTGCTCCCCAAGTGCCTGCTCCCCACCCTGTAGATTCTACAAAGCTATCTAGCCCTACGTTAATTTGATATGCACCTACAACAGAACTACCGCCGTTACCGCTATCACTAGCATTTGCTGTAACTGTAGTCCCAGAAGTGTCCTTAGCTGTAATTGTATAAGTGTTTGCTCCTGTAACTAAAAGTATTTGATACTCTTGATTTAATACAGCAGCAGTTACATTGCCGCCCAAAGTAGACGCACCACTAAAGGTTACAAAATCATTTGTAACTGCTCCGTGGCTTGTGTCCGTTACAGTTATAGTAGAGCTGCCATTAGTAGCTGCGAAAGTTACATCGCCTGCTGCGGTAGTAACTCTTAGAGGGGTAATATCATAAAAGTTGTCCCCTTCTTTTACGTAATATTTCCAAGTGGCTCCTAAGCCTAAGTATTTGGTTAAAGACAAATCTACCCAAGCATGAAGAGCTCTGACGGTAGATTGATAAGTATTTAAAGTAGCTTTAGCCCAACCTCCAATTTTTTCTGGAAGTCCTTTACGAAATCGAACAAGATTAGCGTCAAACCATCCGCCATCATTAGAATAGTCTGTTCCCTCGCGATTTATTCCTGGTCGAAATATAAATTTTTCTAATGCCATCTTTCATTTATATTAATTTGTCTATACCTAAAGAAGCTGCTGTTAGGCCATACAGGCCCCACATAATATACTCAAGTCTTCTAAACTTAGCAGATCCTTCGTCTAGTCTTTTTTCTATGTTCTCATAGCGAATAGCACATTCTTTTTCGTGTGTGCTAATTTGATGTATTGCGTCTTTAGCTGTAGCCATTATTTTTTCTTTTTAGGCCTGCCTCTTTTTTTCTTTTTAACTTTAACGGTAGTGTAGGCCTCGTTTACTTCTGGGGTGGATTTATCATCTGCAACAAACTTACCTTTTTTAGTTCTTGCTCGAACAGTTTTTTCTTCTACGCCTACAACGGACTGCCAAAACTTTTTAATAGTGTCATAGTAGGATTTGGGTAGCCATTTCTTCATTGTTTTACCTCTTCTGTTGATGGTTCTTCTACTAATGATTCTGCTGAGACATCCCAACAATTTAAGTTAGAAGCTACTGTTCTTCTTTCTCCCTCACCTTTGAAAGGATACACCATGTGCTGTAACCAAGAAGGAAATACTAATAGCTTTCCTACAGTTGGTTTTATTACAAAAGACTGAGGTGGTCTTAGTCTTTCTGTGTTCATTAATTCGTTTCTTCCGTATTGAAAAGCGATATAGCCATCGCAGTCACCAGATGTATTATATAAAGAATAATTTGGTGAACCAGCAGTAGGTTGATTTAGTATTTGTTCAGGTACTTTAGTCCAACCTGTAGTTGATATACCCATAACTGTCTTAGTGCCATGATCGTGAATTGGATTATAGTCGCCTTCATAACTATGTACTGACCAAGTTTCGTCCACTGATATTGCTTTCGGAAAACTTAATTTATTACCTGTATTATTAAAAAAGAAATTTACATAATCAGCACCCAAACTACATATAAACTCAGAATATTCTTTTACTCTAGAGTCTTCATTATCCATAAGTAATTGTTCGCCTTGTGATATTTGTCCTACTAAAGTATCAGATAATGATTTTTTGTTCTCGTCTTCTTTATATTCATCAAGATAATCATTTAAGTCATTCACCATACTTATAGGCATTTCTGTCTCCATAACGTAAACAGAGGGCATATTATGTACTGTAACTTCTGCCATTAACTAGGTACGTTAAAGTTAGTATCAGGTGAGCTTTCTACGATTGGATTGGTAATAACACTATCAACTTGACTAGCAAAAACTGCATCCCAACGAGATATAGGACAAATCGCTACCAAATCAGCGTTACTCCAACTGCTTTTTGCCTTTAACGTAAAATTTGTTGTTACGTTACCATCTGGATCAGTATCTTTTTGATTAATCGTGGTATTAAAAGTTGAAGTATAGTAAGTAGCATCACCTTCGCTATCATTTTCATACTTCATACTTATATCCCATTTATCAACTTTGCTGCTGCTGTTTACGTATGGGGTACACTCAGTTATTGTTTTTGTCACTGCCATTTATTACTCCTTGTTTTCTAATTCTTCAACTTTTGCTGAAAGTTCTTGTACTGCTTTGACCATTAGTGGCATTAATGAACCTTCGCCAATTCTTTGACGACCATCTTTTTCATCTTCTGTCCACATATCAAAGCCATCTTTTAGGTCATATCTGTCGATAACTTCTTTGACTTCTTGTGCTATAAAACCATGATTATACTTACCATTCATAACTCTTTCTTCTGAATCAGCTTTATGTGCGACCATTTCTTCTGGAACATCTTTAGCTTTCTTCCATCTAAAGGTTACAGGTCTTAGTTCATTTATAAAATCTAAACCAACCACTTCATCTTGAATATCTTCTTTAAGCCTTATATCAGAAGGTGCAGTAATTGTAGTTGCTCCAAAAGCAATATTAGAATCTACAGTTTGCCTTCCAAAAGTAAAGTTATCAGTGCCAACTCCATTTACGTCATATCCCATTACTATTGAAGAATCTGTATCTGTTGCGGGAGCATCGCAGTACGAACCTATAAAAATATTTTTATCACCATTATTTGCAACACTATGATTTCCTGCTGACTGTCCAATACCAATATTATTATTACCACCAGAAACAGAACCTAATGCTGCTTGACCCATTGCGGTATTTTCCGCACCAGATGAAACATCTTGTAATGCGGAGTGACCTATAGCCACGTTATAACTACCTGTCGTATTTGTGGTTAGTGCGTTGTAACCAACGGCTACGCTATAACTTGCTGTTGTAATAGAATCACTAGAAAATTGCCCTACAGCTACATTTTGAGTACCAGTAGTGTTTGCATACAACGCATTTCTGCCAATAGCGACAAGATAGTTTGCAGTTGTAGCTGATCTTGCAGTATTAGTACCAAAGGCTACGTGATAACTTCCTGTAGTAATATTTAATAAAGAATTAACTCCAATAGCGTGATTTTCTGTACCAGTAGAGTTGTTTTCTAAAGCACTTACTCCGATTGCTGTATTACTGTCTCCATCTGTATTTGAAGTTAATGCAGCGTGCCCTAAACCAGTATTATAGTCTCCTGTTGTATTAGCAAACAAAGCATTTGTGCCCATAGCGTTATTAGTAACCCCCGTTGTATTACTATATAAAGCTTGATACCCAATGGCATTATTACTGTTTCCTGTTGTATTGCTAGTTAAAGCACGATATCCAAAAGCATTATTAGCTGCCCCTGTTGTATTCGTTAAAAGTGTTTCATAACCAACCGCTGAGTTATTATCTGCTGTCGTATTTGAACTTAAGCTACCATAACCAATAGCAGTATTATAACTACCAGTTGTATTAGCATCTAAGGCAAACGCACCAAAAGCATGGTTTCTTGCACCTGTCGTGTTTGATAATAAAGCCGAGTGTCCTACTGCTGTAAGATATGCTTGTGTTGCATTAGCTTCACCTGCTTTCCAACCAATTAAAGTATTATTCCCAGCAGTTGTTATAGTTTGTCCTGCTTTAAAACCTACTAAAGTATTTTCACCACCTGTAGTTTGTGAAAGTCCTGCACTCATACCTACAGCTACGCTTTCTGTTCCTGTAGTATTTGCAGCTAAAGCAGATGATCCGATTGCTGTATTATTTGATGCTGTAGTATTAGATACTAGAGCATTTCTACCTATGGCAACATGATGACTTCCTGTTGAATTGGCATTTAAAGCTGATCTACCCATAGCTGTATTAAAGCTACCAGTAGTATTTACAGTCATTACAGTAGTTCCTACTGCTTGATTTGATTCTCCTGATGTATTTGCGAGCAAAGCATCTTTACCGATTGCTACGTTAGATGCACCATCAGTGTTTGCGGATAAAGCCCCTTTACCAACTGCTGTGTTAGTTGAACCTGTCGTATTTGCATCTAAAGCTAAAGCACCCACAGCTACGTTAGATGCACCTGTAGTGTTAGCTGCCATTGCTCCTTGACCAACTGCCGTGTTGTTATCTGCGGTAGTATTAGCATTTAATGCACCTTGTCCTACTGCTGTGTTAGAACTTCCAGTAGTGTTTTCATCTAAGGTGCGTGAACCTACCGCAGTATTTGTTCCGCCTGTTGTATTAGCTGTTAAAGAATTTTCTCCTATAGCAGTGTTATAGTTACCTGTTGTAAGACTATCTAAAGCTGTATCTCCTAAAGCTACGTTGCCTGTGCCTGTTGGATAGTTTCCATCTAGTTTGATTGTTCCATTTCCAGTTAAAGCACCTGTTATAGTTAAGTCCCCACCTACTGAGGCATCATCTGTAACTGTTAAATCGTCTTGTACTTTTAGGTCTACTGTTGAAAGACTAGCAAAAGCATCAACTACTGCTGCTCCACTACCAGCACCATCTAGATAAACGACTTTAGTGTCTCCAGCGGGAATAGTTATGTTAGCTCCTGTGCCTTGAGAAATTATTATGTTTTGTGATCCAGTTGTGCTGTTTTCAATAAATTGCACTCTTTTCATAGTGTTGGGTGCAATCGTTATAGTACAGGCCGAATCTAATGTGCCTGTATATTTAAGGTACATAGCTCTGCCAGCGTCAGATGCTCCATCTGCAACTGTAGTAGTATGAGTATCTGCATTAGTAGTAATAGCTTCTGTGCCGAAGCCTAAAGCTTCTCCGATCAACTCCAAATTTGTATTTGTCGTATCGCCCCAAGTTCCTGACGCGTCACCTGTCGCCATTTCATTAAGTCTTAAATTGTTTACGTATGAGCTTGCCATAATTTATATCTCCGCTTTGATTATATTACCTTTTCTTTGCATAGTTAAGCAACTTCTTCCCATCCTGGATTTTGTGAATCTGACACTGAACTCCAGGTTGGATCCTGTGTATCTGTTACCCCTGTCCAACTAGGATCCTGTGTATCATCAACTAATCCCCAAACAAGTATTTGACTTACTGCTCCTGTGGCCGTAACGCCTGTTAAAGATACAATTCCTTGTGCATTTGTGCTTAATGTTCCTACCGCGCCAGTGGCTGCAAGTCCTGTAATACTTATATTGTTTACAGTAAGAATAGTTAGACTTGAAACTGCTCCTGTAGCGGCAACACCTGTAGGAAATACGTTAGCGTCACATGTTACGGTCTCATCGCCTAGTGATATTGTAGAAGCTGTGCCTGAAACACCTGTTAAAGCAGCACCAGCAGTAGCTACATTACCTAGTGCTGTTGTGCCAACTACACCTGTTTCTGTAACATTTGCATCGGCTTTTGTAGTTACCGATCCTAGTAAACCTGTTCCTGCTAATCCTGTTAGAGAAGCCTCTCCTTGACCAGACGCAGATACGCCCCCTAATGAAGTAGTTGCTGAAACACCCGTTTCGGTTACATTAGCTCCCGCAGAAACGCTGACTGAACCTAGTGCTGTTGTCCCTGCTAACCCTGTTTCAGTTACATTTGCAGCACCCGTGGCTGTAAGAGAGCCAATCGAAGCTGTACAAGTAACACCTGTTTCAGTTACGTTTGCGTCACAAGATACTGTTTCTGTACCTAACGCAGAAGTACCTGCAACACCTGTAAGGCTTACAGCTACATTAACTATAGCGGGCTGACCCCAGGGACCCTCGCCCCAGCCAGCTCGACCCCAACCTGACATTTAGGGTTACGCTATTCTTATTACCGCGTTACTTGCGTCTGCTGCTGGGAATTGAATAGTAAAGCTTCCCGCAGTTGATGTCTTGTCCCCACCAAAATCAAACACCGCAACAGCTGGATCACCTGATGCAGAGTCGTTGTAAATCATACAACCTCTGGCTGTGACTGTAGCTGTTCCAAATGTAAGATCGGCAAAATCTGTGAACGCTGTGGTTCCAGAAGATGTTGGATTGACATTTGTTAACGCTGCTCCACCTGATGTGTAGTTTGTTCCACTAGCTTGGTTAGTCGTAGTAAACGCTGTAGTAGCCGCACTCATAGTTGCAGAGCTTGTATATAACGCCAGCTTAAAAGTGTTGCCACCTGAAGCTAAAAAATTGTGTTTGCCTTCAAGTAGTTCTTTTTTAAATGAAGTACACATTGCTTGTGTTATAGCCATTATAGTCTCCTAATAATATTAGCTAGGTCTTTTTGACCTTGTTTTTCTAATTCA